CATTTTCATGAGTGAACACCAGTTCGTCATCATGTGCCCAGCAGAGTTCTTCGTATAGGGCATTTAGTTTTCTCATGTCCTCCCAGAGGGCATTTTCATTCGACATGGTGTGCTTTTAAATCTGGATTTGCCTGGGAAGGAATTACAGGATTCCTAGTGGCGTTTTCAATAACGATGAAAGCATCATTCTGATAAGTCACCGTACCAAAAGGTTTTGCCCACTTAGGATTAGCATCGGGGTGAGTAGCAGTTCCTGTTACTGACATACCACCAATCTTCACACGGAGTTCATCACCAGCATCCCAGTTGAGTTTCTCTAGGGCAATAGCAAGTTGCCCTAGCATGTCTGCCGTCGCATAATTCATTGGAACGGAGGCAGATGGAGAAAATGATTTCACAAGTTCTCCTCTTGCTCAGTCAGGATAACACAGTCGCTAGTGGGGTATGCTACACAGGTGAGGACCCATCCCTCCCCAAGTTGATCATCATCCAGGAACGATTGCTCCTCATTATCTACGGTGCCAGAGATGAGTTTCCCTGCACAAGCACTACAAGCGCCTGCTTTACACGACGAAGGGAGGTCAACGCCTGCTTCTTCTGCTGCTTCAAGAATGTACTGATCTTCAGGACATTCGATTTTAGTTTCAGTGCCATCGGGAGATTGAAGAGTGACGCTATAGATGGTCATTAGTAAGTCTCGCAAATTTTTTCAACGGATGCTGCCAGGAGAACGAACCAGGCAACGGATACCATTGTAAACAAGATTGAAGTCATTGTCAAACCCTTGTCAGAAAATGCCGAAAAATAGTTTGCCAGTTGCAGCATAGGAGATGGCACCAAAGATGATACCCATCATTGCCCAACGACCATTGTACATTTCAGTCGTCTGCATGGGGGTCATCAGTCCCTTACGGTTGTACTCTTGGTACACCATCTCGGGCTCCTTTGCCCACATGTTCATCTGACCTTGGTCGTTAGTAGTTACAGTCATGTTACTCCTTAGTTGTAAATCTTAACATATTATATAGGAAATGTTAAGATCTGTCAATCGTATCGATTCAGGATACTCTGACATTTCTTCTGGTTTTTCTTACAGAAGGCAGTGACATAAGAATCTACATCTACATCCATTTTATAGTGAGCGTGAATATGTATTAACTCTATAACACAGAGACTACTCACTAACACCAGTAGAAAATGACACACTGGACTTGATGCACAACACTTGAGGTTCTTTTTTAAATCCATAAAAAAAAGGGGGACCGAAGTCCCCCGAATTATAACAGATATTCAGATCAGAAGCTGTACTTCAGACCGAACTTGGTGCCGTAGGAACGGTCAACACCAGCAATGCCACTGCCCACGAAGGACACTTCACCGTAGGCACCCAGGTTATCGCTCAGACCCACGCCCAGGCCTGCCTTACCAGAAGGAACGGTGTCAGCAGTACCAGCATCGGGGAGCTTAACAGTAGCGCCGCCTTGGACATAGTACGAAGCGTTTTCGCCCAGAGCGCCTTCGTAGCCAACATGGGTGTCAAGAGCAGTGCCACCGTAGTTAGAACCAGACCAACCAGAGTTGGCTTCGACATTCACATAGGGACCTGCAAAAGCAGCGCCAGCGAACAGGGGGGCAGCAGCAGCGGCTGCGAGAACAGATTTAAACATTTGTGTTTCCTCGAAAAATTTACTTGCGGAGTGGTTACCCGCAGATGGAGGATCGGGTCGTCCCGATCGCTTTAAAGATTATAGCACAGAATGGAGCGCGAGTAGTTGAGGCGGTCATTCCATGAACTGTCACATGTGACAGTTGTAATATTTATACACAATGAGTTTTTCTACTCAGTGCGGTTTACCTACCCTCAAAACCAGCAGGTAATGTTCCTAGATATGGATTCAACGACAGTAATTGGTTGATATCTTCTATCTTGTTAATTTCATTCCTCCAGAAATTCCAGAGTCCATCATGACTACTACGATGATAAGCATCAACATGAATGTCATGAATGTCTGAACCAAGGTCAATCTTATAGAGGAAGATTGGGATTGCAAAAGTAAGACCACTGTTGTAGATAAGATCATCTGCAACAGCACGAGGGAGAACCCTTTGATCTAACTTATACCTGCTGCCTTTAGTGTGGAAGTCTAACAGTTTTTGTGCATACCTTCTATTGATAAGATAGCAGGCAGTAGAAAAGTCATTGACATATCTACGATGCAACTGCACACTAATAGTAGCAGGGTTAATGATTGCTAACTGAATACAGTCCCAAGCATGTGGGAAGTGGGATGAAAACTCTTTCCATGTAAATGGCCAGTGCTTTACAACCTCCAGGTCACAATCATCCTCCATCATTATAGCATACTGGTCGTCACTAGTTTCTAACCAGTGCTTCATTGCTTTAAGATGAGAGGTAACACATCCAATTTCTCCAGAGGACATGTTATCGGGGTACTTACCAGCGATAATATCACTGAGATCATCTCCTCTACCATCATATGCAGAGATCCTAGTGTGGTTTTCTACCTCCCAGTATGCAAACTGGTCTTCCATATACTTACGACGATCTTCCTTATCATCTAAGTTAATCCAGTAGATATGAGGTAGACCCTTGAGTTTATGGGCGGATTTATTTTTGTCCATAACTATCAATCACCTCTTGTACATTAGGTAGGTAGTGGTTTTTAAGGACATTAGTCCAGTCGAACTCTTTGGCATACTCTAGGATTTCATCCCGATGGGAGACTGAATACTCCCTGTTCTTAATTATAGCATATTCTACATACTCCACATCATCGATCTTAGACTCGGGAATAACAGTGATAAATTCCTTATCAAGATCAAGATTCGCAGTAGCAAACTCACTGACTACCACACCGAGACCAGCAGCAAATGCTTCCATGATGACGAGAGAGTGTGCCTCACCATCAGAAAGCAGCACAAGGTTACCATAGTCGGTCAGAAAGTCATGGAGATATTCCTTCTTCCATTCACCAAGATAGTTTTTGTTAGCGTTGAATCTCTTGTCAGCAATGTTACCAGCAAAGAACAGACTATCGATCGACTGGAACTTATGCTGACGCTTACGGTAGTCTACCTTTGCGAGATAGATACTACGGTCAGGGAACTCGGGTGTGTCTGTGGTACGGAAGAGATCCAGGTTAACACCATTAGGAACGATCTTCAGTTTCTCCTCAGGAATATCTCCAAAGAACTGATATGCTTTTTTGATACCCTCAGACAGGCAGAAGACATTCGGTTTAGTTTGTTGGAAGTGACCGAAGATCTGCCCATACCCATTCATCTTGTCTGGGCGCTCGATGTAGGCAAAGTGGGTGGTACACGCACAAGGATATTGAATATAAGGATAGAGCACAATCCAGTCATCGTAATGAATGTGGACAAAATCAGGGCGATACGCATTGACTCTCTTGAGCACCTCTCTTGGATCTGAGACATTGATGATGTCAACTTCATGGCCAAGTTTCTCCAGGGTAAGTTTATAGTCCCAGATTAAACTCTCTACCGCACCCCAACCTACTGGTGGGATGGGAGTAGCGGGACCAATGATTGATAATCTCATAGTAAAGATTCTAGTTTAGGAATGTATTCATAAGCAAGGATGTTTTCAAGACCAAATTCGTGAATGCCGTATTCTCTGATCTCTCTTCTAATCTGCCTAGAATGCCTTTTGTTCTTAACTACAACATCTTTAATGTAGTCTTGGTTATTTATTTCAGACTCAGGGATGACATCAATGAAAGACTTAGATGTATCGAGTTCTGGAGTAACCGCTTCTGATACTACCACACCTAGACCACAAATCAAAGCTTCCTTTACAACCAGTGGTGTAGTGTTCTCTACCTCACTAAGCAGGATAAAGTTTGAATAGTTTGTAATATTTTGATAGAGAATTTCTCTAGGCATTTCGCCTCTAAAATTCTTATCATTATTAAACTTACCGTACTCTCTCCTACCAAAAATATCAATATGAATATTATCCCAGTCCTGCATCAGGTACTGACGCTTGCGATCACAAATTTGGGAAAAGCATAATGTAGTATCAAAGGACGCATAATCATTAAATTGATATGGACCAGGGCGAACACCCAGTTTACTTAACCAAATATTTTCTTCGACCGCATTGCCATATTCTACAAAAGTATTAATGTCTTTCTGACTAGATGCAAAGATAGTAAAGTCTTTATTATTAGAATATGTTTTAAAGACTTGACCATATCCATCTCTACCCCATCTAGCAGGAACATTTAAGAATGGATAATGACTAGAGACTACTAACGCTTTGCAAAGTGGGACGAGATCTTCTATGATATCTTGGAAGACATCGTAATGTAGATGGACTACATCGTACCGCCCATGTTCCACTTCAAACTTAATTAGTTCTCTGTCAGGTGTATTGATAATTTCTACTCTATGCCCAAGATCTCTGAGAATGTTAGTGTAATCCCAGATTAACATCTCTACAGCACCCCATCCGTTAGGTGGGATTTCCATAATGCCAGGACCAATTAATGCAATCTTCATTTGTATTCCTCCCAGTACATGTCACTCTTGATATCTTTAATGAACTCAGGACTATGTGCAGCAAGAGACTCTACATTCTGGCAGGCACTATGGAACAAGAAGACTTTTTTATACTCTTCCTCCTGTGGATTTTTACCATACCACATACCATCCACATACTTTAGATCTTGCTGGTCTGCTGCAGCACAATGATTGAACGCACCGTTGGTAAACTTATAGTCACCAAACTCGTTCAATGCTAAACAGAGAATCAGTTCGTCAGTTACACCGTTGTGTATACCACCATCACTAAAAACATCACGGAAGATCTCATCATAACGCTCGAAAAGTTTATCATGCTTGTCCTTCTGGAACATGAACGCACCAGAGGCAGCGTACTTATAGGTCGAACGATCTTCGGGCAGATACTTAGACAAACCTGCTTTGTCTACAATGACATTAGTAAAGAAGTCTTCTAAGGTAGGAACCCACCAGTGCTGAGTACACAGGAATGAATCCTCTGCCTCAGCAATGAGTTCATCAACTCTATCATGAATCACTACAGTATCAGTGTCCATGTAGATACAGTGATCAGTCTCCACATGCTTGTAAAGATTGTACCGTTCCTTCCAGATGTGTGGTTGAAACCAGTTACGATCATCATCATTCTCCAGATGCTCACCTTTACCACTGACGATCTTTACCTTAGGATCATCAATGGATAGACGGTCATCCATATCAATGATGACAACCTCATGGGGTTGAGTCACCCTTTCCAGGGACTCACATGCCCGCATGAGATTCTTATAATAAATGTCGTCGCCACCGACGATGAATCCAAAAGATAAAGTCATTCTTCAGGTTTGATATAGACCCAGGTTTTGTAAGCGTATTCGTTAGTCAGATGAATATTCTCCTGCTGTTCTTCAGTGAAGAACTCTTCTAGAGCACCCTCAACATCAAAGAAGTCGAAGGATACATTATCAGGATCGCAGTAGGTATCGTGACCAGCAATGATACCACCCTTCCTAACCTTAGGATACCATGCCTTCAGATCTTCCAGGACTGCCTCCTTAGTGTGGTCAGCATCAATGTAGATGTAGTCAAAGAACTCATCTTCAAAGTCCTTAGCACGCTCTACAGAGGCACCCTTACACATCTCTACCTGAGGATTGTCACCATACAGTTCTTTAACTCTGGCATATCCCTGCTCCACACGGTCTTCAAACTTAGTGAAGTGGTCATCATTACCTTCGGTCTGCCAAAGATCTACAAGGTAGAACTTCTCTACAGAGTCTTTAAGTTGTGGGTAGTAGATGTCAAGGTATCCACCATACTCTACACCAACCTCAAGAACTTTGAGAGGTCCGTTTTCCTCAAGACTATCCTTAACCACAGTGGGAAGGTGATCCCTAGAGAATTCAAAGTGTTTGAATCTAGGATTGATTTTAAAATTGAGAGGGTTGTACATAATTACAGAAGTTTTAAAATACCTTGTGCGCGATTGATAAATGTATGTTTATCTCTAACTACTTTCATCTGATGCTGAATCAGTTCTACATCCTGATACTTTGCGAGACCTTCGTTAAACAAATCTAGAATGTTTTCTTGGCACACAATAGTGTCATCGATAAAGTTAGCAAGTTTTGGTGCATTGGTCATGCCCAACATGCCATAACTGATTGCTTTGAATATCCTACAACTCTTAACTCCCCAATTTTTATGGGTTTCATTTCTGAGGTCAGGTTGCATAACTGACTTCTGCATGTACTCCCTATAGACCTCATCAGGAAGAGGATCAGTCCAAGGATTGCTATGGTAGCAGGAGATTCCTGCTTGCTTACAGTAATGCATCCACTCTGAAATGATTGGTCCGTTAGCAAAAGGACCAGAGGGAGACACGCTCCCGATCATATAATAAACAGGTTCTCTTTTCCTGAGTGCCCAGTCAAAGTTGAACTCATGAGGCAACAGATTTGCTGCCCATGCCATGTAAATTATATCATACTCGGAAGAATTCTTGTCGTAGAGTACACCAGACTCTAGTTCATCACAGTTATCATAGTCTACCTTGTATGTATAATTGGTATCCTCCATGTAATCTACATGATATCTCATGTCGATTAACTTTTTGACATTACCCAGATACTTACCTGGGTTTACACATACATGGCATACATATGTACTACTCTTCCTTAGAGGAATTTTTTTATCTCTGTAACCTTCACAGAAGAAAAGACAGTCTTCATAGTCAAAGTCCTCTGGATGATCTTCATCAGTAAACCAGAAGACTTCATGTCCCAGGTGCTCAAATGCTTTCTTAAATGCTTCGTAGATATAGGAATAGGTATCCGTGTGTAGCGGATACCCCCAAAGGACGACCTTCATCAGACCCTCCCGAGCATATAGTCCTCTGCCTTCTTAGTCTCACCATTGACACACTTCATAGCATCAATGATGTCAGCAGACACCAGATCAGGATGAGCCCACCAATCTTCAAAAGGATGCTGATCGTCAACGGAAATATTGTCAACAATAAGAACATAACCGTATGACTCAAGATACTCACGAGAAGCATCCCGAACTTCAGGACCATCGTTATAAGCATCGTGCTCGAAGGTGATGGTAGCGAACTTGAACTTATCTAGGTTAATCTTCTTCAGAGCATCAAAGGTAACCTGAGAAGGTTCACAATCTACCTGAAGATAATCAAAGGTAGGACCAAGTTCAACCTCTTCAAAGAGAGCATCGTAGTCTGCCTCAAGGGCATTACCCAGAGCAATGAAGTTCTGCCTTTGATCATTGTAAAGGTTTGCCTCATGCTCTTTAATCTCAAGACCAATACCTTTCCATTGATAAAGAGACTCTAAGAGAGCAGTATTATTAGAGATGATAGGGTGTCCAGCACCAATCTCTACATAGGTTCCGCCCTTTTTACCGTCAGTCATGCTCAGAACAAACATGTCCTGGTAGCATTGTGAGAAATTATTTCTATTAACCGACTTACTATTCTTAAACTTGTACCTGAGTTCTGGTTGTTTATCAGCGGTATAATATGTTGGCAGCTGCCATGCATTTGGATCGGTCATGTTTGATATTCAGAGTTATTTTTAGCTAGGTGAATGATTTTCCGATCATATGGATACTGAGGAAAACACTCAGGGAATGCGTAGTCTGGGGACAGGTCATTTACCCTGTCTTTATTTTCAGAAAAGAATTTATTAAGATGACTTTCATCATGCCACAAGGCAATTATATCATTACTGTAGTCAGTGTCAACCCTTTTCTTCAATTCCTTCATCATAGGAATGACTGCAGAGACCTTCCCTCCCCATAGGCATCCCTGATAGTATGCTTTTTCTTTATCAGGAACACATGCTGTTGATGCTGGGTTAGTCTCAAAGGTTCCAGAGTAATCATTGTAGTGACATGGATGATGCACTGCGACGAAATCTTTTTCTGGATCTAAGATTTCATTAGAGAAGATCTTTTTATTGACCCTCATATCAGCATCCAGGAAGAGTAACCAGTCATATGACTTCAGTTCCTCTTCTGCCTCAAGGATAGTATGGAATCTCTCTAGTGTGATTGATGGCCAAGGTTTATGCTCGATATTATATACCGAGATATCATCTGGAGTTCCTTCTAGATCTCCATCAGTAAAAACAAAGTATTGCTTCTTACAATCTGGCATTAAGAGTTCATCACACTGCTCATAATATGATGGTAAAAAATCTAAGTAACGGTTGGTGCCGATGAATACAATAGCAACGCTTCTCATAGTTTCATCCAACCTTTGCAGTAAAGATCTTTGGTATTGTGCCTCTGATCTAACGGAGGACCAAACCATTTTTTCGGTGCGATTACTGCCTTTTCTGGTGTCGTTGAAAGCCATGCTCCCCACCAACTAAATGAACTGTTTGCGATAATAAAATCTACACACTGTGTCATTAAACACAGATCTATATATTGATCTCCAGATTCTGAGATCATGAATCTATCACCAGAGAATAACTTTTGCTTATGACACCACTCTGGATCATCAGAAAAAATAATTACATTTCTCGTCGAATCAAAGTATGAAAGTGCCTCTTCATAATAGTCTAGACTGACAATAGGGTGGTGGTTATATTGTGCGTAGTCTGTACGACGAACATGTAAAGCGATAGGGTTGTGCATCCCTGCCATTGCTCCATCACACACCTCTTTGATATCTGGTTTAAAAGTAAAGTCTTTCAGCAACTCATCTCTAACATTTTCAAAATACTTTTCGCTTTGAAAAAATCCATCCAGGGTTACCCAATCGGGACAGGTATTAAACAACTTCTCATTAAAATGAAATGTTCCCTCTGAAATTATAGGTCTGCCTGGGTCAATACATTGTACCTGCAGTGGGTTAAAAGTTTCTAACACAAAAGGAGTGAACAATTGATGCTCACTCCATTGATCAGCATTAGATTTAAAGTTAGAAGGTGGGACACAATACTGAAACCCTCTGTTCTTTGCGATGCCTTTTACAGCAGCATACTGAAACATCTGGTTTGCTAGTCTCTCACCTTTTTTTCCTACGCCGTTAATACCAATCATCTTGTTTGTAAGTCAGTGTTTTGAATAAACCAGTCGTAAGTTTTACGAAGACCGTCTAATAATTTATACTTTGGTCTCCAACCTTTCTCTAGCAGTTTGGAATAGTCTAGAGGACGCTTAGGCGTACCGTCTGGTTTAGAAGTGTCCCACTTAATCTCACCAGGATAACCAGTAATACCAGCAATCATCTCTGCTAGTTCTTTGATAGAAACATCCTCACCAGACCCAACATTCAACAACTCTGCAGACTCATAGTTCTCCATGGCAAAGAGACATGCATCAGCAAGGTCATCACAGTGAAGGAACTCACGGCGAGGAGTGCCTGTACCCCAGCAGGTAACAGGACCATCACCTTGCTGCCAGTTATTGAACTTCTGGAGCATAGCAGGGATTACATGCCCGTTCAGGGGATGGAAGTTATCATTAGGACCATAGAGATTGGCAGGCATCAGGGAGACGCCCTTGAACCCATACTGTTTATAGTAAGACTTCAGCATGTAGATGCCGTGGATCTTAGCGAGAGCATATGCATCGTTGGTAGGCTCTAGTTCTCCAGACATTAGCGACTCTTCCTGCACGGGAGTCTCTGCAAACTTAGGGTAGATGCAGACACTTCCAAGGAAGAGAAACTTTTGTACACCATGCTTCCAGGCATAGTGAATGAGGTTGGTTTGGATCTGAGTGTTCTGGTAGATGAACTCTGCCGAGTAAGTATCGTTAGCATGGATGCCACCGACACGAGCAGCAGCATCGAACACATAGTCAATACCTTCAGACCTAAAGAACTTTTCGACAGCGAACTGATCCATAAGATCAAGCTCCTGCCGAGTTCTAGTAATGATATGCTCATAACCTTCTTCCTGAAGACGACGAACAATGGCAGATCCAACTAAACCACGATGACCAGCGACAAAAATTCTTGCGTGTTTCTGCATTGTTCTCAACTTCACGGGACTACAACTTCAGGTTGTGGCAGGGGGAACAGTAGACGCTTTCCTTTAAACTTAGGATTGTTTACAAAGAAATCTCTGAAGTGCCAGGGTAAGACGATATGAACATCAAACTCTTTGTCCATTACATCTTCTTCATCAGCAATGGGGATCCAGGTTCCAGGGGTAAATGATCCATCCTTATCTGGATTAACATCGCCAACCACTTCAATGTCACGATCAGTAAGCATCCAAGTCTGGAGAGTTACATTGCCCTTAGTGCTGGCACCGAGAGCACAGATGCGACCCTTGTTCTCCTTGTAGAAGTTAAGAATCTTCCAGAACTGCTCACGACATTGGACAATACGCTTACCAAATTCGATCCAGGGTTCAGTAGTATCCAGACCCATGTCCAGTTCCATGGCGATGAGACCAGTCAGTTTAGTCGTACACTCTTTACGCTCACTGTTAGCAGAAGGAGTGACAACAACAGAAATGCTACCACCATTAACATCATTGAATTCAAAATCAACGATCTTGAATCCTGCCTTATCCATGATGTACTTGAGTTGCCTCATGCCATAGTAAGACAGATGCTCATGACACACAGTATCGAATGAGTTCTGCTTCAGCATCTCAGGCATATAGCTCTGCTCAAGGACCCAGATACCATGAGGATCAAGACACTCATGCACCTGACGAGCAAACTCGCAGGGATCTTCCAGGTCATAGAACATCGAGAACGATGTAACTACCTTTGCCTTCTGCTTACCAAACCTCTCCTTAAAGGTAGTAGAGGAGAAGAAGTCTGCAATGTAATTTACATTGGAAGGGAAGTATTGACTGAACTTTTCTGAGGTGGGATCAATGCTCATGAGTTGTAGATCATGAGGGAAGAACCCCAGGAAGGTGCCATCATTACCAGCGATATCAATGACGATATCACCAGAGTCCAACTTAACATCAGACATGATCTTCTCTGCCTTACCACGCAGATGCTTAATCATGCTGCCATTCAGACCAGAGCGATAACCATACTCCTGACCATACATTGTAGGCAGGTCAAAGGTATGTTCCAACTGAACATGACCACAACCACCCTTAGTCTCATCACACTTAACAAGAGTCAGAGGACCCTTGTACATGTCTTCATCAATCTGCTTAGGAAAAATGCCAGAAAGATATTGATCACCCAGATCCAGAACGGTTACTAGATGTTCGTTACCACATACTCTGCATTTTTCAATCTTATAAAATTTGTTCATTGTCCGTAAATACACATGTCTTCTACAAGTTCTTGGAAACTAATCTCTGGTTCCCAACCTAAGATATCTTTTGCCTTTGAGGCATCGCCCAGAAGTTGCTCTACTTCTGTTGGGCGGTAATATTTAGGGTTAACTTTGACAACCGTTTTTCCACTAAACTTATCAACACCGATCTCGTCTAGACCTTCACCTTGCCATTCGATCTTAAGACCGAAATACTTTGATGCTTCATCTACAAACTCTCTAACACTACGCATCTCACCAGTAGCGAGAACGAAATCATCAGGAGTCTCGTGCTGAGCGATCATCCACATGCCACGAACATAGTCCTTGGCATGTCCCCAGTCACGCTGAGCGTCCAGGTTACCCAGTTCTAGGACATCTTGGAGTCCACATGAGATTTGTGAGAGTCCTCTCGTGATCTTACGGGTAACGAAGGTTTCACCTCTCCGTGGGGACTCATGATTGAAAAGTATACCGTTGCTAGCATGGATATCATATGCCTCACGGTAGTTCCTAGTGATCCAATACGCATAGAGTTTCGCCACGCCATAAGGTGAGCGTGGGTAGAACGGTGTAGTCTCTCGCTGAGGGACTTCCTGCACGAGTCCATACAGTTCACTGGTAGATGCCTGATAGAACTTGCAAGGATGGTCCAACAAACGAATAGCCTCCAGGAGACGCAATGTCCCTAGAGCATCGACCTGTCCAACATAGTCAGGCATCTCAAAGGATACCTTAACATGACTCATTGCGCCAAGGTTGTACACCTCGTCAGGTTTAATAGATTGAATAAGACTGATAAGGTTACCCGCATCAGTCAGGTCTCCATAGTGGAGATCGATACGACCATAGATATGATCGATACGGTGGGTATTAATAAGAGAAGAACGGCGCACGATGCCATGAACTTCATACCCTTTTTCAAGGAGAAATTCGGCAAGGTACGAACCGTCCTGTCCCGTAATACCTGTAATTAATGCTCTCATTAAAACTCTTTACATGATCCTGATGTAAAGGTGATAATATCTTCACCCATACCACCCATTATACCACCAAAGGCAACGGTGTCAGCAGCGCCAACGGGGGAGATGATAGTATCACCAAAAATACTGTGGGAAGTTTCTGTCACTGCCTTATCTGCAATGGCACGAAGTCCAAGGTAGTGCCGCCAGATTTCGGACAGAGTGTTCGTTTCCTCGTCAGTATTTAGTGCTTCAATGAGAGCATCTTTTACAGAGTCAACAGCAGTTTGATACACTTCAAACTTAGTCATGATTAATTGATGTAGGTTTGCAGGCTCGCCACCAGTTTTTGAGAGAAACTGGAAACTCTGGGGGATTCCCGACCAGGGCAGTTTTTAAGTCACTCCGCGACTTGATATGGAGATTCTACATCGTCCTTGACATAAGCAGGGACATTATCAGGATCTAACCAGCATGTATAGTCATGATCTTCCATGGCAGTCATTAACTGCATTTCATTATCACAAAGATACATGTCACGGTAACGACCCGTATAGGAATCTACTTTTTGAATACGGCAGTCTGGCTTACCATTGATCTCCAGAATACCGCATTGAATATAACGATAAGGAAAACGCTCCATAAGGATTGTAGTCTTCACGATGCAACCTCAACAGACTCAAGATCATTGTAAATGTATTCCATCAGAGTATCATAGTCAACCATAGGATCACCAGAGAGATCGATACCCTCATTCTGATAGAAGCGTACCACCTTTTTGTAGAGTTTCGGATTCTTTACATCCAGGAAAATATCGCCGTTGGCAGCAGCACGAAGAGTGCTGAGATCTTTTTTGAACTTTACCGAGAGAGACATTGGTTTGTTTGGTTTACCTGTGTATTATAAGATAAATTTAGGCATTGGTCAAATTTGGTGTGCCAGTTGTCAGGCTGTCTTAGGTTTGTTCACATACCTATCGAACTTACTGACCTGATAACCCTCTACCATTGCCTGACGAATGATGTTGTCGTAACTGTGGGAGTGAAGGGGGATGTGACGGTGCAACAAAAAGTCCTCACAATCCTCTGCAAGGCACTCTTTCTGCTCATGAGTCAGGTTGGTCAGGTCAATCATCTATCTTCAAATTGGAGTTTACGAACTTTGCGTTTCCGCCTGTTCTCTTGGTATTCTAAGTCATGATTTGACAACACACCACTTTTCTTAATAGTGTTTTCAGATTCTAGCAACAGAACTTGAGATAAGTCCACTGCTGAAACTGTCTCACCATGAACTACCATCCGATTAGAACACCCGCAACATTGTGTTTTATTGGTGCTGGTAATTTCTGTATTGCATACTTTGCATCGTACTAACATTTTGATCCTCCGCGTCATTCCAGTGACGCACTACTCCTGCGATAATGAAACAATTAGTGATAAGATAAGAGAGAAGTATAGTAGTCCGTATGATAGCAATGTTATCCGCATCGCGTTTGGATCTACCTTCTTTTTTTCCGAGTGCATAACACCAAAGTCTCCACATTAAAAGAATACCACCTCTGTTAATCTAGTTTTTTCTTTATACCTATTATCTATGATCGTTTGTCCATGGGGCCATTGTCCAGGGAAACATACCATTGAATTATATTTACCAAAGATACACAGTTCATGTCTAAAATAACTATTGTCCTTCCATGGTGTAAGGTGTTCGGTATCTTTGTCTAAGAGATTTTCACCTTTCTGATATGGCCAGTAGATACTAGTGCCAGGATCTGTATCTGGTTGTGGATTCAAATACAATAAAACATTTAGTCTATTGTCAATGTGTGGACTCCAGAATTGATCTGGTCCTGGGCAATCCCTTACAAGTCTAAACTGATTGATGACAGAGATAGTATCAATCCTACAGTCTTCATCCTCTTCAATCTTATAGAAGTTTAAGATGTTTTCATAGAGTTTACTCCTACAAAGATCCCATCTGTTGTCGCAATGCATTTGACCATCATAATAGTCAACACCATTACTAGAACCCTTCTGCCACTTATGTGCTTTGATGGGAATGTCTTTTAGATATTCATAAACTCTATCTGGATGCTGATAAACATCATCAATGAAGAGAATATGTGAGTCTCTATAAGGTTGTATAGTAACTTTCCACTGAGAATTGAAAGCAAAATCAGCGTGTTTATAAAACATAATTATATGCTTGATGACGGGATCGAACCGCCGACCGCCTCGGTGTAAACGAGATGCTCTACCGCTGAGCTAATCAAGCAGGCTCCTGTTCCTGGGATCGAACCAGGGACCAAACGATTAACAGTCGTTCGCTCTACCGCTGAGCTAAACAGGATTGAACATGAATGTGTAGTTAACTCTACGACTCAGTTCACCACCCCACATCGATACGCCATTGGTTCGATGGAAATATTTAGAATCAAAAATTATGATCCGATTATATTGATAAGGAATGTACCTTGGTTTAGCATTTGATTCTTTAAGGTATTTTGTGATCCGCTCAACATCACAATTATACTCTTTCCAAGTCCATTCCTCAGGTGGTTTCTTATCGTAGATGATAAGACCGTTTTGCGTTGGATCTTTTACACATTCAAGTCGTGTAGTCCACAAGTTTACATTAATACTTGCGGGGTCTGCATGAGGTGTAACACCTTTAGCAGTATTATTATACACGAATGCCCAACCTCTGTCAAACTCTAGGTTTTTTAAAGGACTGAACTCATTGTGTATAGCAGTAATTATATCAGATAAAATGGGAAATGGCAAATTGTTTTTGTCATAATTGATAGAGTGGTATCCATCTTCAGGATATACATCGTCTATAGCAGTATGATTTACTGCCATACGATGAAGATCATCGACAACATCATCTAAAAGAAAGTCGTCGATGATTACATATCCATCTTTTTCAAAAGCGTACTGTACTGGATCAGTCACAAAACTCTGGTGCTTCTTCTTTGTTTATGGTTTTTACTGCAATGCTAAATCTGTGATGACTCTTAAATGGAGTTGCACGATGAAGCAATCTTGAGGTAAACATTGAGATAGAATTTGGATAGGGAACTACACCCATAATTTTTTTCTCATCTTCAAAGAAAAACTCAGTCCATCCACCCTCAGCGATAGCATATTCCCACAAACTAGACTTTGGATAATAGATGAATGTCATCTGATCAGATTCTTCGCAGCAATCATTGTGAAAGTATGCGTTCTCTCTAGGAGCAAAGCAGTTTACATACACTCTGTATATGATGTATTTGTTAAAAAATCCTGGGTAGTGTTTTTCAATGTAAGTTTTAAATGTAGAGTAAAGTTGCTCATCTTTATCCGAAGCAAATCCAGGTTTCTCTATGTTAAAAACATCATGTACTAGTCCAGTAGGATCAGCGGGGTCACTATCTCTATCATCATACTCTCCATACCTATATCGAGAATATTCTTCGCAGAACCATGTGACCCATCTAGATATTTCTTCGGGGAAAAAATTATCGATCGCTTGAATTGTTGGTTTAGACATCTCTACGAAGTGTTTTTAGATAGTCCAGAACATATGACCTGATGTACATAAGTTCATGGTAGCATTTTTGATTGTGAGCACACTGCCTAAGTCTATTGTCAGGTTTTAATACAGACTCAATAAACAAATCCAATCCGCGATTGAATTTAATGTCTTCTGATTCGTGGTCAAATTCCATAGTAGTTATGCATAAGCGGGCAACGGGGATCGAACCCGTGACTGGAGCTTGGAAGGCTCAGATGTTACCTCTACACCATGCCCGCACTAGAACTCCAGGTCCTTGAAGCGAGTCCCATGCAGAAGGTCAAGAACTTCTTTTGCTTTATTTAATTCTGCTTCATGGTAATCTGCAAGTTCAGTTACCGTAGAAATCAAATCTTCATAAAAACGACGAGGTGTAATCTCTTCGTCTTGGAAATAATCGTCTACAACATCTTGGAGACGACCTTTACGCTGAATGTCGTACTGTTTTTGCCAATCCACTTGGAGTTCTGGGCGTCCTTCAATTGTCATTATACACTCCTTAGAAGTAATCGTCAATGTTATCGATGCGTACTCTAAACACCGTAGTATATCTATAGACATATGGGTGAGTGGGTGCTAGACCCCTATGCATATATCTACCAGGGAAAATCAACACCCTTCCAGGAACATACTGATGCTCTTCAATTACATGTTCTCCAGTGTCATCCAGAATCTGAAACTGTCCGCCCCATTCTGGTTTCCACTGAGAGCAATTCATGATCATGATAGTATAGTCATCATCATCAGAACCATCAGTGTGACCAGTGCCATCCTGCCCAAAGTATTGCAGGTTGACATCTATTCTTCTAAGAAAAATGTGATCATTAAAAATTTGTTCTTCAAGAACTTTAAAAGCATCAAAGAATATTTCTGCTTCTTCTCTTAGATGAGTAACTCTATTCAGTCCCTCACGAACGAATACATCAGTACCGAACAATCTATGACTACCAACCCTACCATTAGGAAAGGATCTTGGGTTAGCAACATTAGTGCTATGCATTGGCATTTCTAGTAGAGTCTTTTCAAGATCTACTAGAAAATCCATGTCCCAAAGGTCATCAATAATATGTGCGATCATTATAAAATTGATTTTCCACTACTATGTAGTAAGCCAAATGTCGGACTTGAACCGACGACCTACGGTTTACAAAACCGTTGCTCTATCCAGCTGAGCTAATTTGGCGATTCATTAATTATATATTCTACTGTCGTTGCAACATCATTCATTGCATCGCGTAGATCAGGTCTCTGCCCCGATTCCATTTTACAGATAGGGCGGCGGTTATCTGTAAGAGTCCACCGCCACTGTTTCATTGATCCGCAGTACCAGAGATTAATTCTCATTGGTTTGCCTTAAAAGTTTCCCAGTCCTTGTCAAAGAGTTCTATACCCTTATCAGTCAGAATGTGATTGTACATCTCATCAAAGACCTTTGGTGGCATTGTACAGATCTCAGCACCGTTGTACCAGGAGCGAACTGCCCGCTGCACACTACGAATAGATGCTGCAAGAACCTGAGTCTTCACTCCATGAATACGATAGAGTTCAGAGATAGAACGAACAACCTCTAGACCAGCAACAGATTGATCATCAAGACGACCAACGAACGGTGACACATAAGTAGCACCTGCTTTGGCAGCGAGGACTGCCTGAGCAGCACTGAAGATAAGAGTCACATTAACCCTAATCCCTTGCTCAGAGAGTCTCTTACAGACTAAAAGACCATCGCGAGTGCAAGGAACTTTGATCGTAGCAACCTTACCAAACTTATTGAAGAGACGAATTCCCTCTTCATACATCTCACCTATAGTACCAATGACTTCCATACTGATATCGTACAGACCAAGATCAATTAGTTCTTGATATACTTCATCAGGGTCTCTACCTGCCTTCATAATGAGGGTAGGATTAGTAGTCACACCATCGATGAGACCAGTGGCATAGTATTGACGAATAATATCTGTGTCTGCTGTATCGAGAAAGATTTTCATCGGTATATGAGTTAGGACAAAAGGCGATTCAGACTGGACTCGAACCAGTGACCGACTGCTTAGAAGGCAGTTGCTCTATCCAACTGAGCTACTGAACCAAAGACTCAGTTAAACTGAGACATACCAGTGCCAGACATCCAACCACCAGGACCACTTTGGAAGTTCTCAGAACCGCCAACGGGATCGAGTTGTACGGTGGTGTTGCCTCCGCTGGTAGCAATATTATACATCACTTCGTGGATGTTTGCAACCTCTTTGACTGGAGATTGATCTTCCTGCTCAGAGATAAGAAGATTTTCTTCCTCTAACTCAGCACGAAGTTCTTCCTGCTTTTCAGAAAAAACAGGAATACTAAACCAGGGATCTTCCTCCAGATATACGGGAGCAGGAACTCCCATATATGGAGGTGTATCCATTACAGCAACTTTTTCTTCATCCATAGAGCACTCATCTTCCTCAAGTTCAGACTTAGGGATAAAGACTTGTTTAAGTGCTGCTGTAATCTGCTTAATCATGCCCAGACCAATTTTTTAGTATAGTTGTATGCGTAATGTTGGCGATGCCCTTTGATTCCCCATCCTAACCAGTAGTAAGCGGCAACCATGTATTGATCGACGGTCTTACCAGGACCTTCAAACTCGGGGAGATACCGTTGGAATACAGATTCATTGATCATGTATGCTGTCTGACCCTCCAAAGTGGAAGGATCGTATCCATATTTAGTGGCGAACTTACCAAGGTTACGGTAGCGTCCTACTGAGGTCCACTGAATAAGACCATACCCCCCGCTATAGCAACGGTTGTAAGGAACTCTAGCCCCTCCCTCGCAAATGTTGGGAACGAAGTTGCTTTCAGACTTAATGTTTCCCATGATCGTAGCAAGAGCATTGCGATCTGAGATTCTGGTTTTCTCTTGGAGTTTTTCAAGGACATATTTTTCATTAAAATTACATCCAGGGCACTTCCAAGTCTTTGTCACCACCTCAATTGGCACTGCCTTCTCTGTGTTAATCGCTACATCAACAGCAGGAGGGTTTTTGATCTCGCTGATGCTTGGGTAAGCACAAGCAGCAGGGATAGAGGTTGCCAATACAAGTGGCAAGATTTTATTAAGCATTAAATTAATTTGAATTCGACATCCACCTCTTGCCTAGGGCGTGGGTGGCTCAAAGTAATCCTTTCGGTAGTAGCGGCCGAGGATGTTGCTATTATAAAAGGCAGGCGTCCCATCCGTCAAGGCTTCTGTCAGGACTCCATGAACAAAAAGCTGACGGGTTTCTTCATAGTTAACTCTTCCTTTAGATTTATGTAAGGATAAGATTTCTCGTTTGAAGATGGAATTGTCCCCAAGTCTACGGCGTTCTTCATTAAGTTCATCAGAACTTCCGTAGTATTTTTTCCAGTTGCTCTCACTTTTAACTCGCCTACCTCCACCTCTAGGTTTTCGTAGTTGGTGAAAGTATTTCCTGCCGATGTAGGTTTTACCTGTGAGTGTATTTGTAATCCGATAGACAAAACCGAAAGAGTCGTTAATGTCCTCAGATAGAAAAGGGGTGCCCTCAAAAATCCAGGGGTTTTCATAATCCACTTAGCTAATAAAAAAGGCTCATACTATGTATGAACCTTAGCAAAGGTATTCTACTCAGATTTCAGGGTCTTGTCAACAGGTGCAAGGATCGTTACCACAGCAGGAGCACTTACCTTCTTTCTTCTTAGGCATCTTAGGGTTCTTAGCAACGGTCTTTGGTTTGTCGTCGCTACGATTCCAATCCATTGCCTTCTTACCATGCTTCGTGGTATACTCATCAACAATATAGGCAACCTCTTCGGGAGTCAGTTCTGGAAGTACCAGAACAGCATGGTCCTCATCGATAGCGAGGTTCTCGTCTAGAAGATAACCAACAACAATATCATAGAGACTAGTTACCTCTTCCTTTGTATATTCAGAGCGATACTTACCACCAGTCTTCTTGTGGGTGTCCTCTAGTTCTGCTGCTCTAGCATCAGCATACTTTCTACTCTTTACAGGTTTGCCAACCTTTTTCTCCTCTTTTCCATCGGTGGAACCATAAACCTGATAGGGCATCTCATCAATCTGCTCTACCTCTTCTTTATTCATTCTCTTTGCTTCTTTAGCGGCATCATCTCTGTCTCTATGATCTGCTCTTCTTTTAGCATCATCATTCATAACTTTGGTAATCTTCTTCGATCTTTCCATCGCTTCAGGACTACCATCACGACCAAGATTTCCTGCCTTACGGAACATCTTCAGATAAGGAAGTTTTTTCTTTTCTTCATCGAGAGTTTCCAGAAGTCTGGAGTGTACATGCTCATACCCTGCTTTCACTACAGTTGGAGTGCCAGTGGCAGCAGCAGTTCCCTTGTTATAAAGTGCTTTATTAACTTCAGATCTAGAACCACCGCTTTGTCTGATCTTCTGAGCAGCAGCAAGTTTTGGATTTGCTTTTGCCCAAGCAGACATATCTGCCGCTTTATTGCCAGTCTGTGCTACAAAGGGTTTGGTAGCAGCAGTAGGTGCTGGTTTAGCGGGTGCAGTAGGTGCTGGTTTAGGAGCAGCAGGAGCGGGTGCATTTGCTGTAGTTGGATTAACGGCACCTCCCTGCCTCTGTGTGGTCGATCCCAAGTCTCTACCACCCTGACCTCTTTGAGGTTTAGCAGGGGCAGCAGCAGGGGTGCTAGCAGCGGGTGCAGCAGGAGTGCTAGCACCGCTACCAGGCAGATTACCAGTCGTTACGAAGTCTCCAATGCTCTTCAATCGCTGATTATTTCTGGCAGCTGCAGGGTTGGTAGCAGCAGTGTTAGGAGTACCAGTAAAAATATTTCTTACCTGATTAGCAGCACCCTTAAACAGGTCACCAGTCATGTTGGTCAGTGCTCTACCAGCTCTGTAACCAAGATCTTGGTTTTTTCCAGGATTAGTTCCAATTTCTAATCCACCAACCTTACCATAAACACCAGGTTTCTGAGGTGCCTCACTGATCTGAATAGCGACTGCTCTGGCTTGCTTTCTGCCAGCACTCTGAGCGTTCTCGTTCAGATGAGGATTTACTGTGCCCAGAGCAGCACGGAAGTCGTGTCCTACGATGTCCTTATCCAGTGCCTCTGCAATGTTATCAATGAGTCTAGGACTCTCATATCCCATGACAATGCATCCTTCAGCAATGTCAAGGAATCTCTCTGCCAGTTCTACATTCATAACCTTGAGACGCTTGTAGTAGTAGGACTCTGCTACAACCAACTCAAACTTTTCTCTCATCCAGCGAGGAACGGTGTCGTCCTTCACCTTCTTCATATCCTCAACAGCTTTCTCATTATTCTTACGACGCTTCTTCATATCTGTCTCAAGATATGAATCGTCTTTGTCTTTTCCTTCAGCAATGTCCGAAAAGGACTGTGCCATTTTAGTGATATCAGAAGGCAGCATCTTACTAACTTAGACAGGATCTAGTAGAAGTATTTATAACCATGAAAAAAGAGGGTCTCCTGACTGTGACCAGGACCCTCTGTGGCAGCGCCGACGATATTCAATTCTATTTAGATAAAGAACTGCTGATTAATTCTGTAGAGTCTTCTATCAAAGGAACCTTCTTCCATGTATGCAGTGTGCTGTACATTCTGCAGATACATTACCATCCTATTGTATTTCATTTCAACATATCCAAGAAACTCATCATTCTCAAAGAATGATGTTCCCCCAGAACATTCATCATCAGTATTTAAATATATCGAACTCGCTACATTTTCTCCAGATGGATTATCAATATGAGGAAACATGTCCTCATTACCAAAACTCTGCATAACATTCACCATGAATGTTGCCTGAGATAAATTCCAGTTCACATATTCTGAATCCAGTCTATTGGGAAAATGTCTTTGTATGTAATCATTGTACACTGGTCCTAACCCACTCAGATCATATGATGCATTGATCGTATATGCAGGATAACCTCCTCTTTTAATTTTACTAGAGGGTGGTATTGCCAATGCTAAATTTCTTACTAGTTGTGGATTTCTATAAAATGAGTCTACAACTAGAACTTTAATATTACCAAACCATTGTATCTGTTCTTCTCGATGATCGTTTACTTTAAAAACGATATCTTCATTGACGAGGTGTGCCATATTTAAATTTCATTGCCTGCAGGAACCATGCATCGGTCAATGACTTTGGACCATGCAAGAGAACTTGAACTTGCCTCTCCCCCAAAGAAGGATCAGCAAGTGCTTTCTTTTTCCATTCAGGAGTATCAGAGTTTGCCACCGACTACACCATCATTTACTACTCTACTTGAGTCTTCTGGCCATCCTTCTTGTCTGCCTTTCAGGTAAAATCGAGTGCCAGAGATACACTGATCCTCTGACAAAGCAGTGACCAACTCTTCACCATCTTTTGCCGCACTGTGCCACAACCCATACTGAGTCTTGTAAACACGGAAGCAGTCATCATACCAAACATAATCACTCATAATTCAAATCCTGCAAAGGTATCTTTACTAACATCCTGCTTAATACCACCAACGATATAAGATTCAACCTCAGTCTCCTGTGGAGCAACCTGAAGACCCTTAGAAGAGATCCAGTGCTGTGTCCATGGGAGGGGATTGTTCTTAGCAGGGATATCATACAATGGTTTCAAACCAATCGCCTTCATACGACGGTTTGCAATCCACTCAACATATTGTGAGAGGAGTTTTTCATTCAGACCAATCATCGATCCGTCTTTGAACAGATATTCTGCCCACTGTTTTTCCTGCTGTACTGCCTGATCAAAGGTCTGATACAACCACTGCTCTTCTTCTTTAGCGATTTTGAGCATGTCTGGATCATCACCACTCAACCAGTTGTTCATAATATTCTGAGTAATCACCAGGTGCTGATTCTCGTCTCTGGCGATAAGAGAAATAATTTTTGCCGATCCCTCCATGAGCTTAAGTTCACCAAATGCGAACGAGCACGCGAAGGAGACATAGAATCTAATTCCCTCCAGGATATTGACATTGGCGACTGCTCTATAGAGTTTTCTCTTGAGTTCATAGAGTTCGTTTTGTGCAGAATCTACACCTTCTAATGCATGTTCCCATGAGTTACCTGCACCCCACTCTTGAGATGCCTGTAGGAAATCATCATATGCCTGAGTTACAGTGGTAGCCCGTTCAACGATACGGGGATCATTGATGATGGTATCAAAGACTTCTGATGGATCGCTGTACACATTCTTAATGATGTATGTGTATGAGCGACTGTGAATCATCTCCATGAACTGCCATGCGTTCATACATGCTTCCAGTTCAGGAAGAGAACAGAAGGGGGTAAAAGAGAGTCCAGGACCTCTACCCTGAATAGAGTCCAGCATAACCTGATACTTCAGGTTACTTGTGAAGATATGCTTCTGCTCAGGACGGAGGGTATGGTAGTCTGAACGATCTTTCTGAAGGGAGACCTCTTCTGGTCTCCAGAAATATCCCAACTGCGTTTGAGTTAGTTTGTCGAAGACAGGATATTTGTATGAATCATACCTCTGAATCCCCAAAGGAGCACCAAAAAACATCGGTTGTTTCTTGGTGTCTACAGGGGAGGTATTAAAGACCGTCATTCCTTCGACGGTCTTCTTTTCTTTGGCGTCTAGTCTAAATTGCACAGGCGTCGCACTCCGATACTTCTGATAGTTGTTTAAGCAAATCGCTTACGCTGTCTTCTTTTTTCTCTTCTAACTCATCCGTTTTGTTGTCGTAAGTGTTCTGGTAGTAGCTGGTCTTCCAACCGTACTTATATGTAGTCAAAAGATCATTTGCCATGACCGAAACAGGAACTTCATTGTCAGGATAGTTCTCTGGATTGTAACTCCAGTTACCAGAAATTGCCTGGTCGAAGAACTTCTGCATGACTGCAACGATCTTGATATAACCCTCATTAGACTTCATATCCCAGAGAAGAGTATAGAAGTGTTTTAGAGTCCCATACGAAGGAACAATCTGCTTAAGAGGTCCCTTCTTCGACTTTTTAGTGGACAGGTATCCTCTAGGTGGTTCGATTCCATTTGTGGCATTTGACACAACGGAACTGCTCTCCGAAGGCATCTGTGCGGACAGTGTTGAGTTCCTAAGACCGAACTTCCCGATAGATTCTCTAAGACTCTCCCAATCATATTTTAACTCATTAGGCACAATGCCGTCAACATCCTTCTTGTATGTATCAATCGGAAGAATGCCCTGAGAATACTTGGTACGATCGAAGTACCCACATGCACCCTGCTCAGCAGCAAGACTATTAGATGCCTTCAGCAGATAGAACTGGAACGCCTCTGTGAGATCGTGTACGAGGTTCCATGCCTCTTGGTCATCATACTTAACCTTATGCTTAGCAAGGTAGTGTGCAAGACCGATATAACCAATACCCAGAGACCGACGATTCTTGGTGCCAATCTCTGCTGCCTTAACAGGGTATCCTTGGAAGTCGATGAGAGCATCTAGACCACGCACAGAGAGGTCGCAGAGTTCTTCAAGTTCATCAAGGTTACGAAGTTTGCCCACATTGATTGCAGACAGAATACAGAGGGCAATCTCGCCATCCTCAGTGTCAATATGATTGAGGGGTTTGGTGGGAAGTGTGATCTCCTGACAGAGGTTACTCATCTCCACCTTATCCAGGAAAGAAGAGTGGGAGTTGCAATGATCCAGGTTCATAATATAGATCCGACCCGTCTCTGCCCGCTCCTTCAGAAGATCGAGAATGAGTTCTTGAGCACCGATAGTCTTTTTTGGAACAGATCTATCTGATTCATAACTACAATATAGTTCATCAAACTCAGGAGTGCCAAAAGCATCATACAGACCTGGCACATCATGAGGACTGAAGAGGGAGATCTCTTGGTTTTTGATGAAACGCTCGTAGAAGAGTTTGGTGATCTGAATGGAATAATCGAGTTTGCGTACACGGTTGTCCTCCGTACCCTTATTGTTCTTAAGGACAATAATGTCCTCTATTTCTTTGTGCCAAATTGGGAAGTGTACTGTCGCTGATCCACCTCTGATGCCATTCTGTGTACAGCATCTGACAGTTGACTCAAACTTTTTGAGGAACGGTACAACGCCCGTATGCTGAACTTCTCCGCCTCTGATTTTACTGTTGATGCCACGGATGCGACCTGCGTTGATGCCGATTCCTGCCCTTTGAGCAACATAGTAACCAATAGCCATGTCGCTAGTAAAGATGCTATCGAGGGTGTCATCAACATCAACAAGAACACAGCTTGCAAATTGGCGAAGTGGAGTTCTAACCCCCGCCATGATAGGTGTGGGAATGTTGATCCTGTGTTTGCTGATTGCGTCGTAGTACCGTCTGACATAATCGAGCCTATTCTGCTTCGGATATTCTGCAAAGATCGTAGCAGCGATCATCATGTACATGAACTGGGGAGTCTCATACACATCGCCAGAACTACGGTCTTGCACGAGGTATTTATCGACTACCTGACGCAGACCAGCGTAGGTAAACAGCATGTCACGACTGTGATCGATGAACGAATTCATCTTGTCGATTTCTTCATCATTATAATGGTCGAAGAAATACTTATCGTATACGCCTCTAGAGACGCAGAGAGTGGCGTGGTCGCCCAGAGAGGGGTGCTCATGCATACGACCCCACAATTGCTTCCTGAGGGAGAACAGGAGCAGTCTAGCGGCAACGAATTGGTAATTGGGATTATCCAGATCTACAAGATCACTAGCACTACGAATCAGAATCTCCTGAATCTGTGCTGTTGTGATTCCATCATAAAACTGAATACCAGAATTAATCTCGATCTGTGATGCAGACACACCAGCGAGGTCCTTACATGCCTCTTCTACCATCTTATGCATCTTATTCAGGTCTAGACTTTCCGTCTCTCCAGACCGCTTCTTTACCTTAGTCCCGTTTGTCATCTTCGTCCTTAACAATTGTGAAATTAAATGCTAGAGAAATTCTAGGTTGTTCTGAATGGTTTCTTGTCACAGAGTGTTCTAGTGTACCAGGAAAGATTAAGAACATACCCTCGTGAGGTTGGAATACTTCTCTCGTGGGATGATATTTATTATGCGAAGGGTGAAAGCAAATATTACCAGACCCTTCTGGAACAGAAACATAAAATGCTGAACTAACATCACATGGATAGTGATCATGAATATTAGTACTCATGTTCTTTTCATGTATATGTGCCCACTTACTGTGCAGCATTAGGTCTAGTCCAGATGCTGCTCTGAAGGCAGACATTAACTCATAGACAATCTTGTCTACGATTGGATGATCTGGACAAAAAGAATCCTCATAATGTGTATGAGATGGTTCTGGATCCAAACGATTGTTTTTGTGCTCCAGTAACACTTCAGCAAGACCAGTTAAATCAACATCAGTAGTTCCCCTCATCACATCAATTTTAGAAATTGTGTGTAGTTCTATACTTTTTTCCATTCTGTAAATTTAACCTTTGCTTCTAGACCTGAGTGTGTATTCGATTCTATCACACTCTTTACATTAATGCCAGCGAGAATCATATCGTTGATGTCTTTCTCTACGATGTCTCTTGGCCAGATGACAACACTCTTCCCTGCTGATATGCATCTGCTAATGCGACTGACAATTTCCCTATTACGGGGTTCATTATCATAAACAAGAACGAGATCGCTTCCCTCAAGACAATGAAGGTTACCATCACTGCCACATAGAGCCACGCTATTGTCAATGAAAGTGCTGTCAAAGGGTCCTTCGACCACATAGACAGGTAGTTTTGTATCGATTGTGTCAAATCCATAAATCTTTGGTGCTTCATCCTGAAGCATGACTGTGATATATTTAACCTTATTCGGTCCTAGAGATCTACCTTGGAATCCGACAAGATTTTTTTGGTAGTATAGCGGGATGATGATTCTAGACTCTTCACCCATGTGAGTGTGTACCACATCTGGAAACGATCTGACAAACTCAGCAAAGTTTTCTGCAAAATAAAATTGGGTGGGATCGATTTTACGCTGCTGAAGATAGGTTCTAGCAACTTCCACCTCACTACATAGAGGAAGAACGATGGTCTGTGTAAACTTAGGTTTCTCAAAAACGAATTCAGGTTCATCTGCTACAAAGTTCTTACCAGTAAGACCATTCTTATACTTCTCCATGGTGTACCTACCATGAAGAGAGGTGTCCAACTTCTTCAAAAGATTGTTGAGGGACATCGAAGCACCACAGTTGTGGCACTTAAAGTTGGTATTACTCTTTACGGCGTATAGGTATCCCCTCGCCTTGTTCTTATTGCGTTGAGAGTCTCCACACAGAGGGCAACGGAAGTTATACAGATCCGATTTAACCCTTTTAAATTTCTGTAAGCGAGCAGAGACTAGACTAATATACTTAGAATCAATTAGATCCATTCACAAAGGGTGTCTCTCCATCTATCATACTCGCTGTAGCGGGTGGTGTCAAGACTTCGATGATAGGTGGAACCACTTGTAATACTGCCATAAGGGTAGCGAGGACTGCTCCTGCACCGACAACAAACCTTGCGTTCGTATCCACTTTTTTCTGGATAGTAGAGACTCTATCGTGCATAGTCTCATGGTCTTTCTCCACTTTTTGTTTTAACTCATCAATCATTTTAATGATGAGTTGGTCAGTTCTTTCACTCTCCGCTAAGCGCCCTTCATGACGCTCTAAGATGATAGCAATTTTATTGCTATTTTCTGAAATGGTACTGACTGCCCGCTCAAGTTTATCGAGCATTTCTTTGGACAGGTCTTCATAAATATCGAGTTTAGATTCAAGGACCGCTAACTTCTGAAGACCGAATGCCATTTTATTTCATCCAGCGGGAGCGAGAACCAGGACCTTGGTAGATATACTTTTTCTTTTTCTTTACTGGCGGATCATCACCCGCTTCCTTTGTCCCAGCAATCTGCCCACCAGCAATTCTGTTGGTAGGACCACCAACTGCACCAGCACCCATCATCTCCCTAAGGAGAGTAACTACTTTTTCTAAACGACGATCCATTAGATTGCTTTCAACTGTTCTAAACAATAGTCATCTTCTTGAATACTATTTAGTTCTGTCAGAGGATACTCAGGTATCCTTCCCAGATAAGTCAAAAAACTTTTAGTGCATGGCCAAAGTTCCTTCTCCAGTTTAAAAAACAAGAGAGGAACCCCAGCTTCGTCGAACACATTAAACAATACAATAAAGTGATTGAGGATCAGATGCGTCCTCAATTCTCCAGTATTTTTATATCGCTTCAACAACCTTTTTATGTATTTGATACGCTTCAAATCATCATAAAAATCCTCTTCGGTTACCGCCTGAGGATTCTCATAGTTCTTAATCGCGAACAAGAGATAATTACTGTCATTCAATTCATCAAAACGCATATCAAATTACATTATCATTCAAGGTCAGTGGGATAAGGAATACTGCCAGTGCTAATACCACCATTGCCAGCAGAATCTCTGCCCATGGCAACCAGAACTTCCTTCTTAACTCTCAGGTTTCCATGCATGTCGATGTAAGTTGTAACACCTACCCAACCAGCATGATCGAGATCATAGGCAGTACCGCCATGATCAGCAGTAGCAACACCATATACAAAGGCATCTGCATCAGATCTTTCTTCCTGATAGACACTATCAAGAACAGAGGACTTAGGCAGAGTGGAGACATAGTATGTAGTAGCAGCGATGCTAGTAGCACTCAGACCATCGGTAGTGTCGATAGTCAGAACTCTGTCACTAGTAATACCAGTGATAACTGCGTCGCCGTAATATGTGCCAACTCCACTATTGACACGAGCCCCGACACGGATTACCTGTCCAACTTCTACATCGGTTGTAAAAGTAGTGCCTGTTCCAGTTACGGTAGTGCCGTCAACTTCGACAGTACCAAATGTTGTGATGTTATCGTTATCGCCCCAGAGAGCCATGTTTTTACACCCAATGTACGATTTTCTTAGAATTATTTATAAGTCAAGCATCCTCGCGGTTTCTGATTGCGGCAGAAACTGCTTCCAAAAGCTTGTCATCCATATCAGTTTTGGTCAGCTTAACTGCTTTACCAAGAATAACCAGACAAATGTCAATGAGTTTTTCGCCAAGTTCCTCGTTCTCGGGAATCTTTGCAACGGCATCGGTAATAATTTTCGATGCTAATGGAAGAAGAAATCCTAACATGATTTTAAAGAGAAAAAACCTCTTCTATATAGGCTCAATCTCTTGCGGAATCATATTTCGCTCTTGCATCAGATTCCTTCTTTTCTTTAGAAGTGAATCCATGCTTACGAACCCGCTCGTTATGCTTCTTAATGCGCTCTTGATTCAGTTCACCTTCTGTGGGTTTGCGACCTCTTTCCTTTTTCTCTTCACGAGAACCAGGGTGCTCCTTACGGAACTTGTCGGTGATCCCCTTAGCGCGACCTTCCCGTTCTAACTCGGCAACTTTCCTGCCCTTCTCTTCAACTTCAGGTTTACGAGATTCTTTGAGACGATTAAAAATACTCTCTACATTAAGAGTCTTTGGATAATCCTTATCACCAGGTTTTGCAGGTTTCTCACCACGCTTACGCTTAGCATGGATATTGTCCCACAAACCTTTCTTCCCCTCAGAAACTTGTTCCTTCTCTTTCTTCTCCTTCTCTTCACGCTCTTTGTCGATGTCATGATCGGCACCAGTTTTGAGACGCTGTTTCAGAGTCGAAGGACCATACTTGTCCTGCTTATGACGAGTCATTCTCTTCATACGATCGAGAGTTTCACCACTCGCTCGCTGAAGTTTATTCTCCTGCTCAATACCTTTCTTTACTGCCTTAGCAGCACTCTTTAACTTATCGCGAACCCCCTCTTCAATAGAGGAGGTTTCTACTTTTTTTCAGTTTCTTCCTCTTTTACGCAGTTAGGAACTTCTTTACCACCCTTCTTCTTAGTGCCCTTGGCAGTATAACCATCCCAGCAGGTAGAAGCGCCAACATTCTTACGCGCCTGCTTCATACCCTCACCGATGTACTTATCCTCATACATTCTGAGGATCATGTTGGAGACAGACTCCTTCATCTCAGGGTTAACAATAATCTTATTGTTAACTGGTTTCTCAGTAATCTCTACCTGCTTCTCACTAGAAGTGGTAGCGTCCTTACTTTGATGAAGAGCAGTTGCTTCCATCATCTTCTGTCGAAGAGACTCTTCCATCTCTTCTTTCATGGATTTTTTCTTACCTCTGTCAGCAGCAATAGCTTTACCAATCGCCTTGCGACGCTTGTGCAGATACTTGTCACTGCTGTCAGAGTCACCGTCGTTATCGATATCGGCGTCTTCTTTTCCTACTGGATCCAATGCCTCAGGCATGAAAACATTTACCATGCTGCGAAGCATGATGAGTTCCGAGTTCTCTTCAATAAAATTTGACATCGACCTTCTACGGCTGACTATTTCTTGTTATTATTTATAAATGACCTAACCTTCTCGGAAGGTGTCAGTTGCTGTACATACTCTCTGTATGAATCTGTACCAACTTCTCTCTTGGAGGCAACGACTCCGCTGACAGGTTTCTTAAAGTATTCATTCAAATCCTGAATCCAAGATTTGAACATGATACCTTCATTTGTAACAGCGATGACATAGTTAGTGCCCTTTCTCATCACCCTACCGATGAGACCTGTATTCATATTCTCTACAAGTTGACCAATGTTAAAGACATTACCAGAGATGTATTGTTCTCTCAGAGTCTTCCAATCAAACTTAGGCGCGATCTGCCACAGTTCAAGACCTTCTTTCTTGGTAGCAGCCTTACCCATAGATTTCTGAACTGTATTAAACAGTTCTCTAGCGACTACACCCTTTGCTGCTTTGGGCAATCCTTTTTTAAATGCCTCAAAGTCTCCGTCTGCTGCTAAAGCTCTGAGCTTGGAAGCAGACATACCCTCGACCCCTTCAGCATCAGGGTCTCGCTCCCCTGCACTGATGACATTAAGCGAATCAAAAGTATAGAGACTCCCGTTGTATTTGTTCGCGAGACTCTCAAACTCCTGCTTTCTGTCAGCACCAACCACGATATTGACAGAGGAGAATCCTTGGGTGTCTGCATTTTTCAAAGCATCAATAATAGTGCGAATAGATGGATCATAGACAATATTAGAACTATGATCAGGGAACATCTTCTTCATGAAAAGAACCTTTGTCTCAGCATCCAAAGGATTCTTCTGTGCATCAGTGGTATGGGAAGGGTAAATCAAATATTCACCATCTTCAGCAGCATCTTTAATTCTGTCTAGCAGTTTCTCGTGTCCAGATGTAGGAGGATTGAACCTACCGAATCCAATAGTGATGGTTCCGCGTGTCTTTTCTACTGCTTCTTCTTCCTCTTCTGGAGCAGCCTCTTGACCACCAGCACCAGGTGGTCCTGGGGGAGGTGCTTCTGGAGCAATTTGTCTTGCTGCTCTACCTGGTTTTGTTGGATCTGTATCCTGTGATGGTTTTCTACCGCTAGAAAAAACTAACTCACCATCTACAGTTCTACCAACAACCCTGTCATTGGAATCCAACCAGGATCCATGACCATCACCCTTTAGCCCAAGCTTCTTTGCCTGCTTAGCAGCATTGGACTGTGCCTCTCCTAAAAAATTGAAGAAAGATTTCATAGTATCAGCGACCAAACACCCGTCTATTAGACCCTTTAGTGGTATTTATATTAAATGCTAGTGTGATCCTAAGTTCATCACTGTCTGTGGGTTTAACAAGATGCCTCAAGAATGAAGGGAAAATTATAACATCTCCTTCAGACACATCAGGAGTGTAAGATCCAGAAACAGATCTGGCACAGTTATCTCCCATCACTCTTCCATTATTCATAAACATATACAACTGATGCTGAGGGTTCATAAAGTCTGTACTGCTATGAACTTCTGGATTAAATTTAACATAATGTATGCCAGAAAAAAATCCTGGCAGATGATCATGCTCTTCCTGACCATGATCTTTACCTTGGTAAAAATTTAACCAACTCTCATCTATATAACATCTCTCTTCCAACAGATCGAGATCAGATGTAAGTCTTTCCATGACATCTCTATATATCTCTCCATATCTGTTTTCATCAGATGAATGGAATTCAGTTCTTAGATTACAAGACCATCCTGTAGGTGTTCCATTTATAGGATACTCGCTGAATGTCTCAAACTTTTTTTCAGCGATTTGTCTAATCTCTGTAGGATCTTTCCAATATTTAAAGATAGGAATACCAAAAATATATTCACTCATTCTAATTTAATGTAAGGGGCAGAGTAACTTGCTTGAGAACTAGCATAGAGATAAAGATCTTGTACAACCTGATCTTGTATTTTCTTTGGCGCGTTCTTCATGGTTAGTAAAAGAGTCAGTACAAGATACTTTGAATACCTATACTTATTGGAATTGTTCTTAACTAGAGTAGTGGCACCCTGAACATCTGCTGGACTAATTATACCATACTGTGCCATCATTGAGGCAATGTTAGCAGCATGTTTATCACTATTTGCCATTGCCAGTGCAGCGGACTCGGATGACTTTGGTAACTGTGGAAGACCATGCCGCTTCAAAATAAAGTTAATAGGACCCAAAGATACTTTACCTTGGTTTGCAGAAGCACCTTTAATTTCTCCCTGCCATCCAGTCAGAGATGCTTCACCACCGAAACTTCTGAACTGAATCTTTTCTGTTGTAGCAGTGCCCCACTGGATGTATCCATCCATTGCTTCCGTGTTCGTGGTCGTTCCACGGAAAGATGCAGTAATGGACTTTTTATCCGATGGAAAATTTTTCTGACTGATGCGTCCTATCTGACCATTGATCTTTTTTAGAGATACTCCGATCAATTGATTAGACTGAACATACTCAAACATTTTTTCATTCAAACCCTTAAGAGTTCTTTCTTGAGTCAACTCTCCAGGATTAAAACCTTTACCAACAATATAGATATCAGCAGGACTCCACTTATTAAGATTACCAAAAGCAGACTCTTCTCTATTGATGGCAGTAAATGTCTTTTCAATAGCATTTACTAATGGAGATCCTCTATGAAAAGTAAATTGACCTTTCCCACCATACATTCTGTACAGTGCATTAGCACCAGCGATGGATGAATTGATCCAATCATCTGGCAAACTGTTTATCATCAGATCAAACTTCTCATCTGTAATAGCTCCTGCTGCTGCTCTTACAAAATTGTCTTTGGTTACATCCTTATTAGTCATCTCACGGCGAAGAACATTAAACACAACCGATGCGTAAAGTGCTTGCGATGACTCAGCGAGTTTAGTTAATGCTGCACCAGCTCCTGATCCACCACCTGCACCTTTCTTGTAGATGAGTTTAATTATGCTGGACGACAGCGTAATCTTTGTAATTGGAAAAGAGGATTCGTTTTTGTCAATCTCATTGACAAAGGGAACCCTCCTAGTTTTCAGTATTTTAGATATTTGATCTTGCGCTTCTGCCCGCTGAGCAGAAATAATTCTTATCTTATCTACTTTTGGTCCAGCCTTTACAACCTTAGTCTGAACTCCTGTCAGAGCAGAGTTCACTGCTAATAGAATTTCTGAGTCTGACATTAAAAAAGAGGGACTATTCTTCTCTCTTATTTAGATAGTCCTTTTCAGATTGATAAGGATGTGTCTCTCCAGACCACAATTTATACCCCTCAACAAGATCTGGAATTAGCCATTGGTCCACCCGATAGCAATACTGCCAGTTAACAGGTTGAATACAATTCATCACAACAACTTGGAAGAATGCTACTAGGTGGATCCAGAAACTATACATCAGAGATCAGCACTCATCCATTCCAAGAGGTTTAGATGCTTCCAGTGCCTCATCAATTTTTTTGATCGTATCGCGAATAATAACAATACGCTCTGGTACACACACAGGATCTTGTGTAAATCCTTTTTGTGCATCGATCAATGCTTGCAGGACCCAGACTGCGTTTACTGGTTCGAGTTCAATGTTAATCATCAACGGTCTCCTGCTTTACGATTCTCAGAGTAGTAGGCATCAAAGGTGCCTTCGGGATAACGAGAACTCAGTTTATCGATGTTACGATCCAGAACTTCTTCCAGAGAAACGCCGAGTGCCATACATGCCTGAGCAACATACCACATGACATCGCCCAGTTCGATCTTCAGATGCTCAATGTTATCCTCATTCCAGGGTTTGCCTTGAAAGGTGATCTTCTTAACGATCTCCATAAATTCACCACCCTCAGCAGCAATGCCAACAGCAGCAGTCAGGAGACGCTGAATGTCACAACCTTCTGCTTGCAGAGATGCAACACGAGCAATGAACTGAGCATTGTCCTTAGAAGGAGCACTGGTAACCTGATCAACAAACGAGATGTACTTATCAGATTTTGCAGTGGTGGTGGCAGGAGTCACTACAACACTAGTTTGATAGTTAATAGGTTCTGCTTCCTGAGGAATAGTACCCTGTTGACCAGTAGGGTCTTCAGGATTATCCCGCCATGCGTTCACAACTTCAGGATCGCCAGGTTCTGCTTCCCAGAACTCTTTGGGACGATTAGGACGACGAGGGGGAGTAGGTTGTGGCACCTCTTGATTGAGGGCATTGGTGTTCATTGGCATGATTAATAACTAATAATTTTGGTTTTCTTTGGATGGAAATTGTGGATCTTATCTAGATGGAAAAACTCCCATGAGTAAGAAACATCTTCCAGATGCCTTTCTTCAAAGTTTAATTCTTCTGGAGATACACTGAGGAAACCAGCAATAGTAAGTCTATCACGGTCAGTGAACCAGTTGGACTTCATGTATGGATTATGAAGGAAGTGTGATGGATATGCTACCAGACTATTATAGTCCATAGTGACGATTTCTTCAAGCTTGTATGGTTCGTAATCTTCGATCTGAAACCACTTGGTATTGTCATTAGAAGTTCCCTGAATATACTGATTGAAATCTTCTACTTTAGATTCGTCGTTAAAACTAAAATCTAGTTTTGTTTTCTTACCTTCGTATGACCAGAATCCAGTCTGGACCATATCATTTCCTGTTGGTTTGGTTAAGGAAATATTGAAGGCAATTTGAGGAGAGGATTGAAACTCTCCAACAATATCCGTATGAGGAAATGCTGCAAGAACATTGTTTAATGGCATGTCTCCATTGAAACAGTTTCCATTAATAGAATGAACCTTTATGTTCTGGACACCTAGTAGAGATTTGAATCCACGAAGGATTGGTTGAGCAAACCATTCCATGATTTCCTCATGAAAATATAAAGATCTACCAGGTCTAATGAGATTGTCCGTCATATGATTATGACCATTTTCCCACCAGTGACCTTGCTCAAAAAACTTTGTTACCTGATCAGGATTTGCAAAGAAATTTTTAGCAGTAAGAATAGGAATATCTTTATCTTTACCCAGATAAGAATACTCACACGCCAGTCTATTTACCTGACAAATGTCATTCCAGACTGTATTATGATTTTGAATTCTAGACATCAGAAAAATTTAACTTTGCAAATTTACTTTTCATAGCACTTGTATCTGGAGGAGTATATTCTTCTTCTTGTCCACTGTCTAAGAGATCTCCACCTTTAGACTGTTCACAATCATACAGTCTCATCTTTGCCCTGTCAATACCAACTACAAATCTCTTGTTTATTGATATGTCATTGTAGCGGTTCTTCAACTGCTTCACCATAATTTGTCCCAACTCCTCAAGCTCTTCTGTAGAAATAAGGGCAAACATAAGATCAGCAGTAGCAGGGAGACCAAAGGACTCAGAAGTGTCAGTAATGTCAACATCAGAGCTACCATAACCAGAACGAGTGGTCTGCGTGGCAGAAACGATAGGGACACCTGCTTCAACAGCCAACCCTCTAAGCTCTTCAGCAATTGCTTTGATATAGCTATATGAATTGACATTGCCACCCTGGCGATACCGCGAGGAAGCGCATATATTAAGGTAATCGATGAAAATAATATCAGGTCTAAATGACTTCTTAAGTGCAAGCTCATTAAGAAGTGCCTTAAAATGTCCACTATGTGCGCTAGCAGTAGGATACTCCTTAATAATTAGCTGACCTTGAGTCTTCTTTGCAAGTTTATTAACTTTATTTTCAAACATTACCTTAGGCAGGTCGGCAATGTCTTTGATATTTACATTGAGGAGGTTCGAGTCAATCCGCTCAGCAATTCTGACCTCCGCCATTTCAAGAGTGATGTAGAGAACATTCTTCCCCTGCAAGAGGACGGAGCTAGCCATGTGGCACATGAATAGAGACTTGCCGACGCCCGTACCAGCGAGAGCGACATTGAGAGTCTTATTAGGGAGACCACCTTTTGTGATCTTGTTAAAGAACTCGATGTCGAATGGGATCTTTTCTTCTTGTTTGTGATAGAACTCATAGCGTTGTTCGTAGTCTTCTAGGTAATCGTGCCCTACATGGTTGTCGAAGCAAACCGACAGAGCATCACTGAGGATACTGGGGATTGCATCTCTACCTCTCTTGTCATCCTTACCATCTGCAATCTGGATGGATTCCATGAGCGCAAGGTATATAGCACGATCTCTACACCACTTCTCAGTAGAATCGAATAACCAATCGATATTGGTATCGTCCTGAGACAGGAGTGGAATGATCGCACTAGTATCTTTGAATTCTTGTCCAGTAAGATCTTCTCTATTAGAAATCTCAATCTGCAGAATCTCTTGTGTAGGCAACTTACCATACTGCGTAACGAAATCAATGATCTCTTCGCAGATGATCTTCTCTGTCCTTAGATCAAAGTAGTCTAAGTTGATGAATGGAATAACTTTTCTGGTGTAGTCTTCATTATAAAGGAGATTCTTTAGAATCGTGATCTCAATTTTTTCCATAACTGAATTCTTTATTGGCGGTTTCGTCCAGTGCTTGCATCACTTCTGGAGTGAAATACTTCTCGGGGTCTGCGAGAATTTGCTTAGCATAGATTTTTTTACCGTCAATTTCGTATCTGCCTGCGACATTTTTCCAAAGTCCACCAATCTCACCGAGCTCAAGAAGACCGTAATATCTATCAAGACCACGCTCATCATAATACAAACGAACTTCCACATCTTTGTTCTCCTTACTCAAACGCGACTTGTGAGTCTTAGCCTTGATAATATTGCCGACCACTTCTGTTCCATCCTTTTCTTTCTTTTTGCTGAGATAGATGATTGTAGACGCTGCATACTTGAGTCCACTACCTCCGCCCATTTCTTTAGTAGGTACATAGGATCCGATAACATCGTAGGTGTGATTGGTGACGATCATTGGAATGTTCGCCTGCCCCAGTTTCAGGGTCAGCATACGAAAAGCACCTTTAATAAGTTGGGATTTCGTCATATCCCTAACCTGCTTATCGTTCAGAGCGTCAGTAATTTCTTTCTCCGTAGAAAGCATCCCAAGGGAGTCTAGCACGAACATGCAAGGTTTACGCTCATCTTCAGGTTTTTTTAAGTATATATCTACTGCCTTGAGTGCTTTACTACGAAACTCTTCTACCGTCACAACATTGACGACTACCAAACGGTTGACATCAATACCACGAGACTCAATCAGTGACTTAGTGATAGCTGCCTCAGTATCAAAATAGAGACAATACCCATCGGGATTGGTATCAAGAAAATTCTTAACAACGGCGAGTGAGAAGAAAGTCTTTCCAGTAGAAGACTCTCCAGCAATAGCAGTAATCTTATTGCCAGATACACCACCAAATACACTACCTGAAACCAGTGCATTAAAAATGTACGAACCCGTGTCAACATAAGTCTCTGACTCATCAATATCTGCTGCAAGTTTGGTGTATTCATCACCAATTTCTTTCACAATGTCCTTTAAGAAATCCATAAAATGTGCCAGTAATACAACTATTATACCATCAGATGAAGAAATTCTCTAGCGTGTTTGCTTTCTCAATACTCCATCCAATAGACTCAATGATAATCTTTAGAGGTTCTAAAAATGCTTTCTCAAACTGAAGATCATAATCAACATACTTATCAATACCCAACTCCTTAGGAAAATCTTGAATGAAAGAGATCACATTCTCGTGGAACTTGTTAGGTTTTTTCAGATAGCAGAACTTAATCTTCTCTCCATTGGAGATCAATGAATACTTTTTAGTAAGATTGTTCTCTTTAATGTAGTGATTAAACAAGAGGGCACCCCTACAGTGGATAGGAGTTCCTTTGATATAGATGTCTGATGAAGACCTATACTTAACTACATCACTAACTGAGCGTGGAAAAGAAATCTGCTCTGGAGGAAGAGTCTTAAACTCCTGACGACATTGTTCAATGAAGTCGATAAGGTCATCCTCTGTTTTATTCATCATAATCTTGAGGGCATCCTTAATCATCTGACGACAAGGAGCAGGTGTAGAGGATTTCACTGCCTCAATACCCATCATCTTCAGTTTGGGTTCACTGTATTGAACACCTTCACTGTTCCAGACATTGAGAATATAACGCTTCTTTGCGGTCCAGATGCCACGCTCAGCGATATTCTCACGCTTCATCTGCATCTTCTGATCATACGCCGACACATAATCCGCCAACTCCTGATATGAACATTCAATAAAAGGTTCCAGTTTTTCCTGGCAGATCTTGTCAAGTATCCCCACAATTGCTGCTTTGTCGCCAGACTTAGTACTAAAAAATTTAGTAACAAGAGGTCCAAGGTTAAGATAGATACTGTCAGTGTCGGATGCAATGACATAATCTTCTGCTTCCGTTTGCAAAAGTTTATTTAGATATTGGTTCATTTTGCCTTCGATCCAACGAATCGAGACCTGACCAGACAAAGTAATCGCCTCAGCGTTCGCTACTTTGAAATACCTGAAGTATTGATTACCAATAGCACCATAAGCAGAGTTAAGAGAAATCTTTTTCGCCATTTGAATGTTGTTACATCTGGCGATCTCTTTTTCAAGTGCAACAGTAGGAGTCTTCTGGTACTCCTGCTTTGCGGCGAGCATTTTCTTCTTGTAGATAACACGATCGCCATACATTTTCTCCATCAGTTCGGGTAGGAATCCACGCTTATCCTTACGATACATGGCACCGTTAGCACAAACAGCGTAGTTCGAATACATCTCGAAGTTTATCTCCTCATTAAGGATTCTATCAACTGTAGATGTTGGATGTTTCTCGTCCAGAATGGTTTCGGGCGAGATATTGTATTGCATGATGAGATGAGGATAAAGACTGTTAAGGTCAAAACTGACCACCCAATCATACACCCCAGGAGTCGGTTCCTTAACATAAGCACCTGCGTACTTTTCGTCTTTATCCGTCTGTTCCTTGGGAGGAATAACGATGTTTTTCTTCTTCAGGTAATTGTAGATAATGGTATCCCACATCCGAACCTGATAGAAGACATCATTATAGTTAACTTTGGCGTCATATGCCATAGTCAGGGCGAGCTCGATCAACTTCATCTTGTCTTCAAGACGGTCTACGAGCTCCACATCGATGATGTTGTACTCTACAAACTTTTTCCAACCATGGGTGTAGAAATCTTGGAAGGTATCAAACTCAGAGTGATCGAGTTTCTTTTGACCAAGTTCTACATTGGCAATGTGGTCTAGACGATACGATTCCTGATTAGTATAAGTAAATTTCTTATACAGATCCAGGTAATCTAGTTGTGTAATGCCGCCGATATCATAGTAAACCTGCTTACGACCCTTAATGAACACCTCTTTCTGAGTAACAAGACCCCAGGGGGACAGTCTCTTAGCAAGTTTTTCACCAAGAACACGGTCCAAACGCTTAGCGATGAACGGCATGTCGAACAGTTGGATGTTCCATCCAGTAATAATATCTGGAGTATGATCCATCCACCACTGAATAAAACTGTTCAGCAGATCACGCTCATTGTTGAACTCAATGTACCGTAGATTGTCTTTATGAACCTTAAAAGGACCCTGACCCCAGGTAATAATCTCCTTAGTGTTACTATCTTGAATAGTAATCAACAGAATTTCCTGGTCAGCAGACTCCACATCAGGGAATCCGTTCTCAGAACGGGTCTCAATATCGATTGTATAGAGGCGAATCTTGCTGATGTCGAACTTAATCTCATCTTCTGGATACTTGTCCGAGATATATTGATAGATAAACCTTTCGTTACCGTAGATCTTAAAGTTGTTTACGCCATCATATTTTTTGATGAACTCTCTACACTCGCGAACAGATCCAGGTTTGATTGCCTCCACATAATCGCCTTCCAAAGTCCTATAATTTGTAGGTTTGCCCGAGGGAACAAACAAAGTAGGCGAATATTTCTCACGGAACTGGAAATACTCGCCACGATCATAACCACGAACGAGGAAATTATCCCCGATCATTTGCACATTAGTATAGAACTTCATTAAAAAACTCAGTTTTTGGCAATCAATTCATTATAAACTTCCAGAAGTTCCACCTCTGGATCTACAAGTGTCAGTATAGCATCAGATGAGATACGACACTGGTTCTGAGCGGTCAGATGTCTACCTGGCCATCTACGAAGTCTCTGTTTCCAATCCTTTGTAGGATCTTCGGGATGAATGAACTCAACTGGATCAGTCAATTCGCAGTCTGGTTCACCAATTTCTGCTCCAACTTCGCGAATTTTTGCAATCAGAACCTTATAATCACCCTTAAAGACAATAAGTTTAACTATTGGATTCATTGAGAAGTCCCTCATACATAGATTTTAGGTCGGAAATTGGTTCAGCAATAGTCACAACCGTTGCAGGATTAACCAAATGATCTGTATCCTTTACCACATCAATCCATGTCTGAAGACCGACTTTCTTCAAGGTAGAATTGTGAGCACCTGCTTCTTCAGTCAGGGTCATTTCTGGAGTATAGGTTACCTGAAATGGTTTCTTGAACAGATATTGATACTGTTTACTCTCTGGATCATGAATCTCTTTGATATCAGAGATCAACTGAGTGCCGTCACTCAGGATTGCAATCTTAATCGACATAGTTGGAACTTACCTGAAGTCATTTTACCACAAAAAAGGGGGGTGATCAACCCCCCGCTATTTAGAACCAGTCCTTACGCTTGTGCGCCTCTGGTACTATCTTCCCTAGCGTCACAGTCAGGAGACCATCTTCAAAGGTCACATCCCTAACCTCTGTATCATCCGAGAGTGTCCAGACCCGCGTGAAGGACCTCTGCGCCAATCCTTTATGTGCGTAGTCTGTATCGGTCTCCTTGTCCTCCTTCTGACCTTCCACGAAGAGTTTGCCATCCTGTGTATAGACAAACACTTCTTTCTTCTTAAATCCTGCCAGGGCGATTTCTAGTTTACATTCTACTGCGCTGACATTGATCAGATTATATGGGGGATAATTAGAAGTTGTTTCGTGCAACTTGCCGAAGATACGGTCGAAATAATCTTCCATACCAATACTATTGCGATTCAGTTTATCGAGCAACTGCTCCATATTCGCAACATGATACCGCGCTAATGCGTTAGTCATTTGTACTTCTCCTTTTAAAGCGAGATTAGATTGTGTGTACCCTTACGGCGTACAATACTATTTAACCATTTTAGCATTAAAAAGGGGGGTCGGTAAACCCCCCATAGAGTAGCGTATATTCCGTATGTATAGAGTCGCGCACGAAATGGCGACGAACTATTTATGCAGGTTCTTCGCCTTCTGGTTTCTTTCTTCCAATATTATACTTAGTCTCAAGAATCCAATCTCCCTTGTCTTTGTACGACAGGACCTTGATCTGATTCAGAGGAGCAATGTCGGCAATTTGGTCTACATTGACGACTTTGATTAGACCCCAATCCGCAAGCAGTTGAGAGATACGATTACGACGCTGGACATCGTTCACCGTAAGATTTGCTCTCTTACCATCGAGGGCAAAGAGTTCTTTAAAGTGTACGATATAGTAACGACCCTGCTTATGGAGAATGTGGCAGGACTGATACAGTTTCTTTTCTTTACGGGATGCAACTCCAATCCTCGTAAGAGTTTCTCGCACCTTCAGGAAGTCATCAGGTTCGCTTAGTGCAACTTCTACCATCTGATCGGCAGACCAGTTCACAGTGGGTTCAACAACGACGCTCATCTCAATAAAGCAAAATGTTTTTATTATTTAGTAAATAATTCTTGGAGCAGACGGACCTTCTCCAATACCAGTGCCTTTAGTGATGTATTCAGTACATCCATGATAATAATATTCGATCTCATATTTTTTATGGAGATCCTTCTTGTTAATCTTTTTGCCCGTAATTTCTTCGTAGATAGTCATAAATGTTCCGAACATATGCCACTGTAATGGTGGAATATATGATGGGGACAAACAGATAAAGATTTGATCAAACTCATAGTTATCTTTCCAATCATATCTCTCCATGGTGGAGTATGTAAAATTAGGAAGATGCTTCTCAGCATATTGAATGTGATCTATATTTTCACTCTTATCATCACCGATCCAAGTATAAGAAGATAGTCTACCTTTAGTATGTAACCACAGAGACCAATTACCTTCCATCACTCTATCGTAACACTCAAGAAGTTTACGCTCGTAGAGAGAGTTTACATCTCCAGATTCATCCTCATTCGATATACGAAACACTCCAGAGAAAACATCATCATGATGATCGATATTGATAATGTCGATATCGGTATGTCCCTCTAGTCCATAAAGAATGTTGTCATGATCATAACCAAAATAAACTTCTCTACAGTTTCTAAGTGCTCTAAGATAGACACGAAGACAATAGTGATAATATTCTATGTTGATGTCATGCCTGAACTCTCCAGGAAAATCATTAAACAATTGCCACCATTTTAAGACTGGCCATTGATCATAATTTTCCTCACGGATCTCATCAATTTTATTATGATTAATCGCTGGTTCGCAAATATAGTCCAAGTCAATACTTAGAACTCTCATTTCATACCACCCGTATCCATTTTCTTTTTGATGTAAGCGATCTGTTCTTTAGTCAGAATCCTGAGAGTCTGATGTGCTTTTTCATCACTGTATCTATAGTATTTTTTGACGGCATCAAGGTCGGAGATCTTCTCCTTCTTTAACCACGGAGAGAACCTACGCTTCTTACGAAGACTGTTGAGTAGAAACTTATACTGCATGTCCTTGTCCAGAAAGTGACTCTTGTTCATCTCATTCGCGAACATGATAGAGTCGATGTGTCCAGACAGACACTTGTTCACAATGAATGGAGGATACTTCTTAATAGCAGAAGGATCCTCTTCCAGAAGGTCATCCTTTGTGAAGTTTATAGAGTTCAACCAGTCTTTGAGTTCCATCATTTCATTTTAACATTAACACTGAGAACTTGGGCACCAGGGTTGCGAGCAAGGGCAACAGACCTGGCATGGGCATAGTCACGAGCAACGACCTCTTCGGTGAACACAGTGCCTGCCACATAGAGTTTAACTTCACACTTCATAATTCATCAATAATAGTTCTTTACGGTCTTGCTGGTTCTTCATGTAATCACCGACCGAACGCATTGTGTAGGTCAGATCATACTCCTGAGCGTTCCATCCTTCAAAACGATCCTTAACCAACTGGGCAGAGTTATACGAAACCATCATAGGACCAGTATGATTATCGCAATCAGCAGCAAACTTATCGTGATCAAATCCTTTGTGCATTGATCCCTTACGCCCA